TATTATTACACTCAAATTTATTTAAATTGCAATAGAAAACTCGAACAAACTCATGTTCATGCACAAAATACTGCTGATTTTCCACTTGAAACCCTATCCATTTAAGCCATCTAATAGTTTTATCGTGGTCAATAGGCACATAATTTTCAACCACATCATAGTCTATACAGAGAAAACTAAGAATTAATTTGCTATGTTTGTAAAAAGATTTCCACATTGCGTCTACATCTTTAGTGCCTAAGAACCATATCTTTCCTGTGTGCATATACTTATCCATAGGAGTAATCCCACACATAGCTATAGGTTTTCTTTTGTGAGTGATGGTAAAACCCTTAGATCCCTCCTCAATAAAAGGAACATTAAGAGCCATAGAAGGAGTTACCCCAACCAATGCACATTCCCTGATATCAGGTAAGCGCATGTTATCGAGAACAATATCAACATCAGAAAGCACACATGGTCGAAACTCAAGGTTGCCTCTTTTGATATAGGTCATCTGCTATAAAGTTTTTGGAAACCTTGGTCTACTTGTTTAACAAAGTGTGGGTCTCTTTTTGCAGCATTCCAATAACGAGGGTCATTCATCATTTCTCTTAAAGAGCCTTCATCCGTCTGAGCTGTAGCAGTAGCTTCACCCAAAACTGGTGCTTGCTTTAATGCTTGCATAACAGTTTCCATAGCTTTAACTCCTTCAGCAGTAGCACACAACTCAGCAATTTCTGTTTGTTGAGATTCATTAAAGAATTTTTTGCTCCATAATTCTACTGCTTGGACTCTTTCAACAGCATTATCTCCAAGATTTTTCATTTCTTCTTCAGGGTTTGTCATGCCATTAGAGATAGCATTAGAATACATTTCTATGCCTTTTGCAAATTGGTCTTGACTATAACCATTCTCATAAGATTCTTTAGCCCACCATTGGAGCAAATCATTATTTTTAGCCAACTCCTCATCTATTCCTTCTGGCAAAAGATACTCGCCTTCCTTTGCTGGTCTGTTTTTAAGGCGTTCAGATTCGTATTCAGCTTTAGCTTTTGAAAGTATTTCTTCTTCTTTCTCACCAATTTTTGATTCTAACTGAGAGTAAGAGGAGGCTAAATCTTCTGGAGTTTTAAATTTCTCTGGCAACCATGCTGGTCTTTCTCCTAAAGATTCAACTGGTTGCTCTTCTTGATTGTTCTGCTCGATAGTTTCTCCGATTGTTGTCGCTTTTACTTCTTCTTCAGCCATTTGATTTTATCCTTATACCATGTTGCACTCTACGTTCAATTAACCCTACAATAAATCTTTGCCCTTCAGCATGTCTAAGAACTTCATCTGTAACTCCTGAGCCATGCACAGCTTCTATCGTTATACTTCTTAAATATTTTAATACTTCTTTCCCACTAGGGGTGGAGAAGAGGGATGTGAAATTCATACTTATTTGTTCTTCTAATTCTTTGCCTCTAGGAAATCCGTCAAGACTACTAATATTAGTTACATTACTGGACTGCTTGTTCATCTAATGGTTGCCCTTGTTGTTGCATTTGTTGTTGCATTTGCTGTTGTTGCATAGCCATTTGTTGTGCCATAGCTACTAATTGCTTTCGCTCTTCTACATCTCTAATTAATAAATCTGGAACACCAAATTTTTTAGCTAAATGGGCAGCAGTCTCCTCTGAATTAATTAATAAATTAACTATCTCAGGACCGAATCGTGCTTGAATTAATTCTAACCATCTTGCTATAGCTGTTATATCTGCGTTTGCTTGAGACTGAGCCAACGGAGAAACAGAACGCACTTTAATTTGACGACCATTTAAAGTTGGCAATTCTATTCTTCCTTGCTTTTTTAAGATATAAACAACTCTTTGCAATACTGGTTGAACCATTTCAGCTTGCAATCTGCCAAAAGCAGAGCCTATTCTTCTACTTAAATCTGCCATTCTTTCAGCTACCTCAGTAGCACTTGCTGGTGTTCGGTCTGGATTACCCAGCATATCATTGTACAAAGCTCTTTTAATATTATTCCTCATATCTTGAAGAATAAAATTTCCAAAGTCCATAGACCCAGCTTGTCTTATAGGCTGTAGACCTTGAGAGTTAGGAGCTTTAGGTATGACAGTTCCAGGGACTAAGTTGATAGTATCTGGATTAATAACTCCATCATCATCCATTTGATAGATGCCAGAGATAGACATAGCAGCATTCTCAAGAATATATTGTATTGTTAAGTTGGTAGTCTTAATAGCACTTAAAGCATTCATAAGTGGACCTCGACCATAGACCTCACCACTACATTTACCCCAACGAAAACAAATATAAGGATTGCTTCCGCTACCAGTTAAATCTTCTGCTTTTAAAACAGCTTTGTGAGCCACCTCTATAATCACAGAATAAAAAGCATCTTCGTTTGGTTTTAAATAATTTTTACAAACAACCTCTAAGACTTTTGTCTTCTGGTCTGGATTCCCTTGCATTGCATTAGCAAGCTCTTGAGGGAATACAGCATCAGGAAAAAGAATAGGAAGCTCTGAATATCTAATATTTCTTTCTCTAAACACATGGTCTATTTTATCATCAGGTCCGACATCTAATACAGTATGAGGTAAAGGGATAGCAGAAAAGCTAATAGGATTAATAGCATCACCTTCAGCAACATGAATAACGCCAGTACCAATAGCCAAATCCATAAATGATTCGTGAATGTCTTGGGAAAAGTTTGAGTTCTGTAATATCTCAAAAACATAATCCGTAACAATATCAAGCTCATTATTGATTTCATCTTTTTCTTCTTTAGGAACTTCTGACCCAGCAGTAAAGTCAGCCCACCTAGCAAAGTTAGGAACTAATCCTTGCTGAAGCCTTGAAGCAAATTCTTGTACCCCAACAACAGCAGTTTCATCAAATATCTTTTCATCTCTTCTTTCGCCTACAGTTTTTGATTTAAAAGTTTCACGCATAGGCATAGCGTATTCATAGCATTCATCAAAGATATCTTCAAAAGACTGACGTATAGTTTTAGCTTTTTCAAACTTCTTAATATAAAACTCAGCTAGTTTTTCAGGTGTGTCAGGTATATTTGGCAACATAATTAAACACTTCTCTTAACAAGACCAGTTTGCGTTAATTCTTTTCCTTTATTCAAATAACCAACTTTACCACTTCCACTCATTAAGCTTCCACGACCTCGAACTTTTCTGTAAACAATCCCACCAGAAGGATATAAAGAATCTGTCGCAACAACGCTTTTTTGTTGAGCTTCTTTTTCAAGGGCTTTTTGCTGCCTATCTATTTTCTTTTGTTCTTCTTCTTTCTTTGCAGCTTCCGTTTCTTCTTTAACATCCTGTCTAGGTTCAGGAGTAGGGCTGCCACCACCACCAAAGCACATATTAAATCTCCTTATAATCTATTCCAAAAACTACCAACACTTCTACTAATACTAGGTCTTTTAAATAAATCAAAGCCTTTTCTTGCGTTGAACGCTTTGACTGGCTTTTGACCAGCCATTAAACTTCTACCTTCTCCAGCTCCTAACATCAAGTATTGAAGAGCATCATGCACATGAGAATACATATTTTTCTCAGGTTTGTTATCATATCTTTCCCCTGATACTTGCATTCTTCTATAGCAGTAGCCTCCTTGAAATCCCTTGATAAGTTGAGGGCATCTTCTGTCAATCATAAAAGCTGGCTTACCATCTGACATCTTAGTTAGTTGAGAAGAAACAGATTCAAGTCTTAGGTCTACGCTGTTACTTGGAGCTGGCACAGCTTTTAATCCAGCACCTCTCATAATCTGAAACGGAGTTGACTCATCTGTTTGCGCCCTGAAATCTCCAGCTGGGTCGCCATAAATATGAACATCAAGACCACCAAACCTAGTGGCTATCTCTTGTCGAAGGAGTTCAGCAAACCTAACAATCCCCATATCAACAGCTACGATTTCAGATTGGATTAACCACCGACCTCGAACCTTTTGACCAAATACAGCAGAAGGAGTAAGACCAAAGTCAACACCAATGTAAAGAGGAACGCCCACAGCAATAGGTATTTCTTCTTCAGCTAGGTGAGTCTCCCCAACAAAATCAGGATAGACTGGTTTGCCTTCTTGAATAGTTCCAAGCCTATTCATTACATACACATCTATCCAGCTTTTTGTTTTACCATTAATAATATTAGGATAATAGCTACCAAGGATATTCGTTTTGTTTTCTGCTTTGGGGTTGAGAAGGTAGCCAGTAATGTCTCCTTTTTCATCTCTTTGTTCCTCCATAGCTGATGGCTGCTTAAAAAATTTCCAGTTGTCAGGCTTTACTAACATAGTCGCTTGCTCTCTTGGGATATGGTCTGGTATCGGAACTTCTCCAGCCATAATAGCCCACCAATGGTCTTCCTCTGGTGCGTTAGTATCACAGATAACACCTGACCAACTAGCACCACCTTCCCTCATACTTGGGAATCTACCGACACGCATAGTACACGCATCAATAATACTCTTCGGAATCTCTCTAGCTTCGTTGACCCATATCCCAGTTAGTTCCAGAGAAAGAAGTTTCTTTACATCTTCTGGTCTATCTAGTGCTAAAAAAATTACTTCCAGGTCAAGGTCATTTACTTTTATGTGGTGAGTGTAAGGGACTGACCAATGAAAGTTTCCCCAGTCTGATTCTGGAAACCAATCAAGCCAAGTCTTAATAGTAGTAGTTCTTAACTGAGGATTGGTGTTTCTAATAACACACCACCTCGACCTTCGAACTCCATCTG